ATCGAACCAACGCCCGAGACCATCGCCCGTAGGATAGCCCTATTTGGCGATTACAGGCTCGCCCGTGAGGAAGTCTGTCCCGTCGATAGGGTGGCCGCCAGACTGACCGAAGAACAGTACCACGCAGGCCGCTACGCCCGAACGGTCTATGCTCGGTACGTCGTTGCCATCCGCGCGCCACGGATTACCGCCGGCCAGCTTCGCGATTACGTCCAAGGCAGCGGCGAGGGGGGCATGACTTACGACCAGGCCCGCGCCGCCGTTGCCGAGTACCTTGACGCGGTGACAGCGATCCGGCGCTACTCGTTCCGGTCGCTGAAGGAAGTTGAGCGCATCATGCACGGATCACCGCCTCGCTCGCTCGACGCGCTCATTGTGGGGCTGACAGCCCTTGCGGACCACATGGGCATGTTCAGGCGGGATGCGGCATGAGCATCGATCAAATCGCGCTGTTAATCGGGGTGATTGCGGTCGCGCCGCTTCTGGGGTGGATCGTGTGGAAAGCGATCCAGCACGGATCGGGCGGGAATACCTGATTTGCCAGTTCTGCCATATTTGCTAGTTGCTATTTACAACGCCCGCAAAACGCTTCATTTGGTAAATTCAGAGTGGCGATCCTTGTCCAGAGGGTCGCCATTTTTGATTCCGGGGCGCCATGATCCTACCGACGCGCGAAATGGTGGCATCCATCGAAGCCGCGCGCTGGTCACCCGATCCCGAAACCGTCGCTACCCTTGAATTTATCGTTGTTTCGCTCACCGCTCCCGATGACAGCGAAACCAGCGAGCTGCAACGCATCTACCAACGCTGCGCCTACGAAGCTGAACGCGACGAAGCCGTCGGGCAGATCGGCTTCCGTTTGGCCGCAGCGCGCCGGCGTCACGTCTACGTCTGGTTCATGGCGGATTGCCCGGATGATGGCTGGTGTTCGTTTCATCTGGTTCTGTCTGACAGGCCGATTACCCGCGAAGACGTCAGACGAAAGGCCAAGAGGCGGTATTCGCTGAACCTGCTGAAAGAGCGGTCGGAGTGGATTGGATACGAAAAACCCCCCGCCGGTGAGGGCGAGGGGTTTGATGGTTAGCTGGCTTTTTTCCACCTGAGTTCGGCCAGTTGCCGGGCCGGGTTGGTCTGAACCGGGGTGATCCGGTTGTCTCGCAGCGTCCGAGCGAAGCCGAACGAAGCAAAGACGTTCACGAGGCTGATGAAGAAGCAGGCGGGCCACAAGGCCCAAGCCGGCGCCAGATCATACGTCGTATTGAGATGCTCGAGCCCGATGTGGTTCAAGCCTGCCTCAATGCAGCAGAAGCCAACGGCAAGAATGCCAGCGACAACTGCGGTGAACCAGTTCCGCGTCTCCCAGGCTTCCTGAACCCGGCCAACGGCCTTGCTCAGGAGGAACACGATAACGGCCATTGCGACCGTCAGGAGTGTTCCGGGAAGCCAACCCTTGGCCCAGAAGCCAAGCGTGGCGGTGACAACTGAAAGTCCGACGAAGGCAAGGCAGGCTTGGCTTTCAAACGGCCGCTCGTCTGTGAATTTATTCACGGTATTTCCTTTCGAATGAAGGCCGAGGGGTTATTCCAAGGCCGAATGTCAAACATCGCAGTGGTATGAAATTGCCACCTGCTTGCCACCAAAGCAAGCCACCTGATTGCCACCGTGAATCACAATTGCGTGATTGCCACCATATTGCCACCACCTGAAACGGGTGTTAAGGTCTTCCAAACTGATTGGAGGACCGCATGGCAAAGGCAAAGAGCAGGGCAGGCGACCGGCACGCAGGGACCGCAAAGACGATGCGGTTCACGGATGCTGAGCTGAAGGTTCTGGAAGCGATCAAGGCAAAGGCTGGCGGCACTTATGCCGAGGCAATCGCCATCGCTGGCATGGCCTACCTAGGGCAAAACGACATTACGCAGGCTGATGTGCTTCGGTGGATCCGGGAGCATTCGAAATGACCGCATGTTCTTGGAGTAGATGCGAGCTGTCTGCGGCAGTCAGAGGGTACTGCAAGCGCCATTACATCGCGGCAGTCAGGGCGGGGACTATTTCTCGCAAAATGAACAAGGGCGGAGAACGCCGGGCGTTTGTTGATGCAGCCGTCAACTCTGATACCGACGCGTGCTTGATTTGGCCTTATTTGAAAAGCGGCGGCTACGGTAAAGCGCCACTTGATGAGTTTTCGGGGTGGGCGCATCGACAAGTTTGTCGCCGGGTTCACGGGGAGCCTCCGTTTCAGGATGCTGAAGCAGCGCATTCATGCGGAAACAGGGCTTGCCTCAATCCGCGGCACCTAAGGTGGGCCAGCCACAAAGAGAACGCGCAGGATTGGTACGAACAATCGACGTGGGGGACTGGCCTTGGCCCCGTGCGTGGCGAAAAGCACCCGTGGGCCAAACTGAATAGCGACAATGTGCGAGAAATTAGAGCTTCAGACCAAAGCCATGTTGCTCTGGCCAAGCAGTTTGGCGTCTCGCCCAAGTCAATTCGGAAAATCCGCATTGGGCAATGTTGGTGGCATGTCACCTAGGGAGGAAGGCAAGATGGCCTATCCCAATCCGATCATCCGATACCGCGAGAACAACCGCGAAGTCTTGCGCGGCGTCACGAAAGACCATCGTGTAGGGCGCTTCATCTTGCAGCAACGCGAAAACGAGACAGGCAAAGCTGTCCTAGACTTCACCGACGTGTTGAATGGCGCAACGATTACTGCCGCTGTCACTGACAACAACATTGACGGCTCTGTCGTTGTCTCTGCCGGCCAGGTCACGCTGACCACAACTGGCCTCGGCATGGGCTATGGCGACACTGACGTGACCGTGACGTTCAGCGATGGCCGCGTGCGGATCGAGAAGCTGCGGTATGTCGAGGTGAACGGGAACTGGCGCAGTGACTATGGCTGGACTTACGCGTCGTGAGCGATCTGAGCGACCAGCAAGAGCGCTTCTGTCGCGCTATCGTCAAAGGCATGAGCCAGCGCGAGGCTTACCTTGAAGCTGGATACAAGCCGAGCAACGAAAACGCCACAGACGCCGCAGCCTCGCGGTTGTTAAGCACTGTTAAGATACAGGCACGCATCGCGGAGATGCGCGAACCCATCGCCAGAAAGTTTGAAATTACAACGGACTTCCTCGCAACCGAGCTGCTGAACGTCTGGAAAGCCTCAATAGGCGCAGACGACAGAACAAACGCGCGCCAGGCGCTCATGGACATTGCCAAGCTCACGGGCCGCATTGTCGATATGAGCCGCGTGCAGGCTGAGAACGTCAATTACAACCTGTCCGCAGATCCCTTGCCGGCCGAGGAATGGGAGCGAGAGTTTGGAGACGCGAACGCTCTGGGCGCCGCAGCCGGGTCCACAGCACGCGCTCATTAAATGCCCTGCGCGGGAAATCCTCTTCGGCGGGGCGCGCGGCGGCGGCAAGACTGATGGCATCGTTGGCCGGATCGGCCTGCGCCAGAAGATCATGGGCGCCAACTATAACGGCGTGATCTTCCGTCAGGAGATGCCGCAGGCGGATGACTTGATCGAACGCAGCCAGGCCGTTTACGGGCCGCTCGGCGCGCGGTTCAACAAGGTGCAGAGCCAGTGGAGCTTCCCCGATGGGGGCAGGCTCAGGTTCAGGCCGCTCGAAAGCATAGACGACGCGGCCAAGTATCAGGGCCAGAACCTCACCGACGCGGTGATTGAGGAAGCGGGCAACTATCCGACGCCCGACCCCATCGACCGCCTCTGGGGCGCTCTGAGGGGCGCTAACGTGCAGATGCTGCTGACTGCCAACCCGGGCGGCGCTGGCGCTTCGTGGATCAGGCCACGGTTTCACATCGACGAGTGTCCGCAGGGAATGCGGATCTTCAGGGACAAGCTGCCCAACGGGGCGGAACATACACGCTGCTACATCCCAAGCCGGGTGACGCAGAACCGGGCGCTGCTGAGCAAGGATCCGGACTACGTCAACCGCCTGTATCTGGTCGGCTCGAAAGAACTGGTCCGCGCCTGGCTGGATGGCGATTGGAACGCCATTGAAGGCGCGTTCTTCGATTGCTGGGGACCGCAACACGTTGTCAGCCCTTTCGAGGTGCCGGCCGAGTGGCATTGCTTCCGGTCATTCGATTGGGGAAGCGCCAGCCCGTTCAGTTGCGGCTTCTGGGCTGTAGCGAGCGACGACCTGCACCGGCCCGAAGGCGTCATCCCGCGCGGTGCGCTCGTGCGGTTCAACGAATGGTACGGCGCCAAGGGACCGAACAAGGGCCTGAAGCTCACCATTGAGCAGGTGGCCGCTGGCATTTTGGAGAGATCGAAGGGCAAGCGCTACGTCGGCTGTGTCGCTGACCCGGCCATCTTTGCCGAGGATGGCGGGCCGAGCCGCGCCGAGGTGCTGAGACGCAACGGCGTGGCGTTCAAGTCTGCTGACAACAAGCGTGTCGGCCGCAATGGCATGATGGGCGGCTGGGACGAGATGCGGCAACGCATGGTTGGGCATGGCGGCCGGCCGATGATCTACACGTTCTCGACCTGCAAGGACTCAATTCGGACGATCCCGTCCCTGCCTCACGACACGACCAGGCCGGAAGACGTGAACACGGACGCAGAAGATCACGCGGCGGATGAATGGCGTTACGCCTGCATGTCGCGGCCTTGGATTGCACCGAGGCCAGACGCAGGACCGGGACGACCACGCGACTACCGACCCCCGGCAAAGGCAGACAATTGGCGAGTGCTGTGACGACACCAACCTCATCATCGCTTGGGGAGCGCATCGCGGCTGTGCTGCCGCACCGCAACGGGGCGCCGCACGTGTTCCGCCACGGTCGCCTGATGCATTGGGGCGGTGACGAAGTGCCTTGCTATCTCACGTCAGACCCCTCGCTCTGGGTTGCCGGTGAGCTGCTGCTGCGCTTGAAAGGCACGAATTGGCAAACATCGTAAGCATGTCGTCTGCCAAGCCCGAAGCGGGCGAGGACGGCGCCGAGCGCATCCGGAAGATGGTGCGCGAGTATCTCGACACGATGGAAGAGGCCCGCGACCGCTCGGCCCTGGCGCGTGACTATTACGACGGCAAACAATGGACGCGTGAGGAAATCGCGACCCTCAAGCAGCGCGGTCAGCCGCCCATCGTCTTCAACCGCATCAAGAGGAAAGTGGACAGCATTTTGGGCGTCGAGCGCAACAGGCGCACCGATCCCAAGGCCTATCCGCGCACGCCACGCGACGAGCAAAGCGCCGACATCGTAACGCAGGCGTTGCGGTTCGTGAGCGATCAGACGCGGCTGAACAACATCTTCAGCGGCGCTTTTGAGTGCGGGATGATCGAGGGCGCGGGTGCGGCCGAAGTCATCATGGACGGCCCCGAGGACATTCGGGTCAACCTGATCCCGTGGGATGAGTTCATCTTCGATCCGAGAAGCAGCCGCCACGATTTTTCGGATGCTCGCTACCTTGGCGTCCTCAAGTGGATGGACGCAGACGACGCCATTGCGCTGTACCCCGACAAGGGCAAGGAGATCGAGGCGGGCATTACCGGCTCGGAAAAGGCGTTCGTTGCGGACCAGAGCGTTGACGACAAGCCGTCGAGCGGGACGTGGATCGACCGCAAAAGGAGAAGGGTCCAGGTCTGCCAGCTTTATTACAAGGCTGGCTCTGAGCATAACTACGCCGTCGTGGTGGGCTCCACGCTCGTCATGGACGGGCCGAGCTATTACCGCGACGAGAAGGGCAAGACCGTCTGCCCCATCGAGGCGTTCAGCGCCTACGTTGACCGCGAGAACGCCCGTTACGGCGTGGTTGCCGACATGCGCGGCCCGCAGGACGAGATCAACCATCGCCGGTCCAAGGCTGTCCACTTCCTGCACTCGCGCCGCGTCATGGCGCAACAGGGCGCGGTGGCTGATGTAGGCCAGGCCAAGCGCGAGATTGCGCGTCCTGATGGCTGGGTCGAGGTTGTTGACCCGCAAGCGGTGCAGGTGCTGGACACGGCGCAGGAGACGACCGGCAACCTCAATATGTTGCAGGAGGCGAAAGCCGAGATTGACCTTCTCGGGCCGAACAATGCGCTTCAGGGCAAGGGCACCGAAGGCGAGAGCGGACGCGCCATCATCGCCCAGCAGCAGGCAGGGCTTGCCGAGCTTGCGCCGCTGTATGACCGGTTCAATGACTTCAAGCTGCGCGTCTACCGGGCCACATGGGCCAGGATCAAACAGTTCTGGACCTCGCCCAAATGGGTCAGGATCACTGACGACGAGCAGGCGACGCAATTCATCGGGCTGAACCAGGTGCAGGTGGACCCGATGACGGGCCAGCCGCAGGTGCAGAACGCCGTGGCGCAGATGGATGTGGACGTGATCCTTGAGACGGGACCGGACACGGTGACGCTCCAGAGCGAGGAATTCGAGCAACTGGCGCAGATCATGCCGCAGCTTGCAGCCCTGCCTCCGCCTTACGCACTGGCGCTGATCGAGGCGAGCAGCCTGCCGGCGCAGCGCAAGAAGAAGATGACGGAGCTCCTGAGCGGCCAAGGCCAGCAGCAGGACCCCGAGGCGCAGGCGATGCAGAAGCGCGCTGCCGAGGCGGAGATTGCGGGCAAGGAAGCCGAGGTAGGGTTGAAGCAGGCGCAAGCGCAGGCGACGATGTCCAAGGCGCAGCTTGATAGCCAGTTGGCCCCGCTTCAGCTCGAGATGGAACGCCAGAAGCTTGGCTCCGAGGCTGAAACCCGTGCGCTTGAGCGTGAACGGATGATGCTGGAGCGGGAAAGCTCTGACCAGGAACGCGCATTCAAAGCGCAGGAAATGTCCACGAGGGCGCAGGAAAGCCAGCAGCAGCTTGAGTTCAACAGGTCGCGTGCGCAGGCTGAAGACGGCTTCCGCTCGCAGGAAATGGCGCTCAAGACCCCGCCCGAACAGCCTGAAGAAATGCCAGACCCGCGCATCGATGACCTCAGTCAGAAGCAGGATGCGGTTCTGCAAGGCCTGGAACAGCTCGCGCAGATCATGGTGAGGGGCTTTGAGGAAGTCAAAGCGGCAGCATCGTCCGAGAAGGAACTGGTCCGCGATCCGAAGACCGGCAAGGCGATGGGCGTTCGCATCAAGAAGGGAAATAGCTGATGGCTGCGGGCGCATGGACAGTCTTCAACATCGCCAAGGAAAAGTTGGCGGATGGGGTCTTTGACCTCGACACGCAGACCTTCAAGATGGCGCTCTGCACCGACGCGCAGGCGCTTGCTGCGACCTTCGCCGGCACATCGACCGATTGCCGCTATGCGGATCTGACGGCTGAAGTTGCCAATGGCGGCGGTTACACCACGGCGGGCAAGACGCTGTCCTGCACATGGGTCAGATCGACCGGCACGGTGACCTTCGATTGCGATGACCAGGCGTGGACCTCGTCCACCATCACGGCCAAATATGCGGTGATCTACGCCGACAACACCAACGATGACCTTCTGTGCTTCTGCGAACTGGACACGGTGACTAACGTCTCGACGGTATCCGGGACGCTCACTGTGGCCATTAACGCAAGCGGCGTGTTCACGCTGGCATAGGGGCGGCACATGGATATCTGGAGCTTCCTTCTTGGCGTGCAGGCGGGCGTTGTGGTGACGTTTTTCGCGCTGTCACTGGCAAAAACATCCCACGACGAGCCGCCGCCCAATGGCTGAAACGTGGGTTATGCATCGTATGGCTGAGATCGTGTCCCGGCGCGTGGTTGCGCCGCTGACTCCAGCCGAACTGGCGGAAGCGTTGGCGGAAGACCCTGCGTTCGTTGAGCAACAGCAGCTGCCTGAGACGATGCTTGTGGCTGTTCCCGGCGACCTCTCAGCAAGCGCGGCGCTGTCTGCTGCATCGCAGCTATGGGCTGGTGAGCGCGAGATAGTCTCGCTGACGTTCACGGGTTCGCGGGTGATGGTCGTCGAGAGGGTCTAAGCGATGGCCTTTCCAGTCGTTCAGTCCGTCACACGAGCCAACAACAACACCAACGCTACGACCCGGAGCGTCACGCTTCCGGCGACGGTCAACGCCAACGACATTCTCATTGCCCTGTTCGCCAACGATGGCGATGCGACGGTCACATGGGACAACACCACGGCGGGAACATGGACCCTGCTGTTTTCGACGGCGAGCGGGGTAGCCGCGCGCCTGACGGCGTACTGGAAGGTTGCAGACGGGACTGAAGACGGCGCTGTTCTGTCTATCGACACCTCGGCCATCGAGCGTTCGGCTTGGCATATCTACCGCATCAGCGGCGCCCAGAGTGTTGAGGCTGGAACGGCGGCGACAGGCACCAGCACGGCTCCGAACTCGCCCAGCCTGACGCCAAGCTGGGGCAGCGCTGACACCACATGGCTGACGGTTTTTGCGTCTGATAACCAGACGGCGGACCCGACAGACGGCCCGACGAATTACACGACCAATGATATTTACGACGATGCCCCCAACGCGGCGGGCGTTGGTGTTGGATCGTCTTATCGCGACAACGCGGCGTCATCGGAAGACCCGGCTGCGTGGACGATTGCCGCGTCTCTGGCGTGGGTTGCCAACACCATCGCGGTGCGTCCCGATGGCGGGGCGACCGACGCCACCGCATCGCCCGGCATAGACACGCTGGTCCTGACCGGACAAGCGCCAACGGTCAGCGCAAGTTCCACGGTCAGCCCCGGCATAGACACGCTGGTGCTGACGGGGTTCGCTCCGACAGTTTCAGTTGGAACGAGCGTCACAGCATCGCCTGGAACTGGCGCGCTGGTCCTTCAGGGCTACCCGCCCACGGTTACGGTTCCGACCAGCGTCAGCGTGACGCCGGGAACGGGCGCGCTCGTCATCACCGGCCACGCGCCGACAGTTGATAACGGGCTGTCCAGCGGCTCGAAGAGCGGCGGCGTTGCTGAAGACCCCTACTACTACAAGAAGCGCAAGAAGAAGCAGCCTGAGCCCGTCTCCAAGGACTTCGGGGACGATTGGCAACCGCCAACGCCACGGCCGGCAATCCCGCCGATTCCCGCGCCGCAAGACGTTTTTGCGCGCCAGGACGCGGCAATCGCACGGACGCAGGCGCAGCTTGCGAGTGCGCTTCAACAGCTCGCGCGGCAACAGGCCGAGGCTGAACAGGAAGACGAGGACGAGGCGATTATGCTGCTGATGGCGGCGTAACGCTTCGCAACAATTCGAGATGAGTGACCCGCCCTGATCAGGCGGGTTTTTTCGTACCCGCCGCCGGGGTCAATCGGGCGTCAAACAGGACGCCGCTGTTTCGGGCGATTGCGTGACGACGACGAAAGGTCGAACGATGAGCGATGAAAAGCTGAACTTTCTGGACGCTGAAGAACCGGCAACGCCTGCGCCTGAGCCATCCGCTCCGGTCATCGAAGCCGAGAAGCCAGCCGCACCCGAACCCGAGCCGCAAGGCGATGGCAGGGCGCGTGATCCGGAAACAGGGCGTTTCGTCCCCATCTCCGCGCTTCTAGACGAGCGCGACAAACGACAAGCCGAGACTGCCAAGCGGATAGACCTTGAGCAACAGCTCCAACGCTACCAGCAACCGCAACAGCCCGAGCAGATACCGACTGACCCTTCGGGGATCATCCAGTACGCGCTCGCTGAACAGCAGCGCATCGCCTTCAACGAACGTCTGAACACATCCGAACTGATGGCGCGACAGAGCCATGGCGAGGAAATCGTGAGCGAGGCGCAGAAGGCATTCCTGGCCGCTGTCGGTCAGAACCCGATGCTGCAACAGCAATTGCAAGGCCAGATCCATCCATACGACTTTGTCGTCAAATGGCACCGCCAGCACAAGCTGATGTCAGAGATCGGGCAAGACCCGGAAGCGTGGCGCAAGTCTGAGGCCGAGAAGATCCGCGCGCAGGTACTGGCTGAACTTCAGGGCCAAGGCGTCCAGCCGGCCCCATCGTCACAGCAACCCCCGCCGAGTGTGGTCGGAAGACCAGCGGCAGCGAGAGCAGGCGCGGTTCCTACGGGACCGGGCAACGCTTTCGATAACCTATTCAGAGGATAACCAATGTCAGAAGTCATGCTGGCTTCTGCTTCTGAGAAACAGAAGTGGATCAGCCAATACTACGCTGAGTATGTCCGCGCGTCCGGCTTCAAGCCGTACATGGGCCGCTCGTCGTCATCCATCATCATCGCCAAGTACGAGCTTCAGGAAGAAGCGGGAAAGACCATCAACATCCCGCTGATCACGAAACTGGTCGGCCAGGGCGTGAGCGGGGCAACCATGCTCGACGGCGCCGAGGAAGAACTCGGCAACTACAACTGCGCAATCTCCGTCGATTGGCGCAGGAACGGCGTGCGCGTGCCGAAATCGACCAGCTACAAGACCGAGATTGACCTGTACGGCGCTGCGAAGGACATGCTGCGCCAGTGGGAAGCGGAGAAGCTGCGTGACGATGTCATCACGGCTATGCTGTCGGCTGTCACGACTGGCGACACGACTGTCACGCTTGCAAGCTCGTCAGCTGCGAACCGCAACGCTTACGCGGCTGCGAACGCTGACCGCCTGTTGTTCGGCAAGCTCAAGTCGAACTACTCCGCGACTTGGGCAACCGCCACGGCAACGCTCGACACGACCGACGACAAATGCACGGTTGCGTCGATGTCGCTTGGCAAGCGCATCGCCAAGTCGGCTGACCCCCATATCCGCCCGTACAAGACAGCGGACGGCCGGGAATACTACGTGGCGTTCCACGGGGCGCGGACGTTCCGCGACCTGAAGGCCGACACCACGATGACGCAAGCGAACCGTGAGGCTCGCTCGCGTGAAGGCTCTGGCATGGACGACAACCCAATCTTTCAGGACGGCGACCTGCTCTATGACGGGATCATCCATCGCGAAGTCCCGGAGATCGACGACATCGCATCGACCGGAACCTACAACCTGACCAACGCCGGCGCTTCTGGAACGACGGACGTCCGTCCGGTGTTCCTGTGCGGCGCGCAGGCTGTCGGCATCGCATGGGGTCAAGAGCCGACCCCGCGCAGCGACATGGACAAGGACTACAAGTTCCGCCCTGGTGTCGCCATCGAGGAACTGCTTGGCGTCAAGAAACTCGCATACAACGGCAAGCAACACGGCATGGTGTCGTGCTTCTTCGCAGCCGCCGCCGACTCGTAAGGAGCATTACCAATGGTTGCTGAAACACTCACCGCTACGCGCGGTGCAACAGGCTTCCCGATTGCGGGTCCTTCCCTGGCTGGCGTTCTCCAGTGCGCTTACGGCTCCTACACAATCGGGGCTGCGGTCGAAGATGGCGACATCTTCGAGATGTGCTGGGTTCCGGCCGGGGCGGTTGTCGTCGGAGGCATGTTCTACGGCGCCGACCTTGATACCGGCACGGAGACGCTGGACATGGACCTCGGCTGGGCCGCTAACGGCGGCTCTGGCACGTATGATGCTGCTGACCCTGACGGGCTCGGCAATCTCGGCGTGCTGACGGGTGACGCGTTTGCCCTTGGCAACGTGTCGCCGGTTGCGGGCCTCATGTACCCGCTGAGCGGCATTCTCGCCACTGGCGTGCTGCCGTTCTTCACGAAGAAGACAAAGCTGCAAGTCGAAGCCAACGTGGCTGGCAACGCAGGCCACACGGGCACAATTTCGCTCGTCGTGTACTACGTGGTCGATCCGACGCTGGCCGTTTAATGACGGCCTTCATCTGGAAAGGTGACGATGAGGGGGGCGACGAGTTCGCCTCCCTCTACGGCGTCACGTTTTCGGCTGGCGCACCTGTTGATGTCGGGCACCTGTTGCCCTGGCAGGTCAACAAACTGCGGAACCATCCGTATTTTACGGAAGTTCCGCAGGATGCGCCGGAGCCGAAAGGCTCACGGGAACAGGACGAGCGCGCCATCATCAAGCAGCAACTGGACGACCTCGGCGCGAACTATGACAAGCGCTGGGGCATCGAACGGCTGCGCGCGGCGCTTCAGGGCGCGACACGCGAACCGATGCAAGTGATCGAGGGCGAGGTGGTCAATGGCTGACGCGACCCTTGCCGAACTGCGCAACCGCGTGCTGCAAAAGCTCAAGGTGCTTCAGGCAGGCGAGACGGCGGAAGCCGAGGACACCGCGCTGATCGAGGGGCTGATTGCCAGCGTCAACGAGAAGCTGCGCGACCTTGGCATTGCCTACTGGTCCGACAGCGCTTGCCCGCAGTCGATGCTGGAAGACCTCGCCATGTATGTCGCCTGCCATGCGGCTGACGACTACATGGACGGCGGGCAAGCCGCATCGTTCCGTCAGACTTACGAGCCGACGGCGGAACGCAACCTGCGGCGTCTGGTGTCCAGCGGCGAGCGGTTCAACAAGCCGACGCGGGCGGAATACTTCTGATGCGCGTGCCGATGGCGACGTCCGCAGCCTCTGCTGTTGTCACGGGGCTTGCCGAGAAGAAGTGCCACAACGTCTATCGCGAGCCGCATCCGAACGACCCGCAACGCGAGAATGTGCTGATCGAAGCGCCTGGCAGTCTCCAGCGTGCGGACTTCGCTGGCGCGTGCCGTGGCATGTGGCAGGCTGACGGCCACGCCTCGGGCAATGTGCTGATCGCGCAGGGGACGACGCTATCGACGTTTGCGCCATCCACCAACACGACAAGCAGCCTGACCGGGACCATCAGCGGGACAGATCGTGGCGATTTCGCATTCACGGAAACCGAGGGCTTTGGGCTTTTCAACGGCCAGCCCTATGTGTCTGACGGGACGTATATCAGGCGCGCATCTGACGGCGTCACGGTTGACCCAAACCTCGCTATTGGCTCCACGCCTGCAAACGTCGCAACCGGCGCGTTCAGCTATTCGATAGCTGGAACGGTCTATAACAAGACGGCGGTTGCGGCTGGTACGGCGCCGGGCAATGATGTGGTCCCGCTTGGCCTGTTCGGCGCGGTTGCGCTGGACATCGACGCTGCCGGGACCATCACGGCAATCGAAGCGCCAGCCAATGCTACGGGCTATGCCAGCGCATCGGCGGCGGCGGCTGCTTTGCCCACGGTTGTCACCACGCGCGTTCGCATCGGCTACGTGACAGCCACTAAATCAGACGGCGCGTTCACGTTCGGCACGACATCGCTTGCAGCGGCAAACACGACGGTTGCTTACACTGACAGCGCGGTAAACACGGGCTTCACGACCCTGCTTTCTGATGCAGGCGCAACGGTCTTTACCAGTGTGGACACGCTGGGCCAGCGCGGGCTGATGACATGGAAGAACCGTTTCGGGTTTACCTCGGTTCTCGACTTGCAATCGACCACGGCGCTGAACTACTACACGGCAGAGAGTTCGCCTGACGACATCATCGCGGGCCGCGTGCTGGGCGAGTTCTATTACCTGCTGGGCTCGCAGACGATTGAAGTCTGGTCGCAGACGGGTGACAGCACGGACCCCTTCGCGGCGCAGGCGGGCATGACGCAGCAAGTCGGCTGCGCGTGCCGTGACGGCATCGTCAAGGCTGACAACTCGCTGTTTTTCGTGGACGAGGCGTTTAACGTCCGCAGGCTGGGACAGGGCGGCTCGCCCATCGTCTCAGAACCTTGGGTATCTGCGGCGCTGCGCAGTGCAGGCGCGGCCAACATTATCGGCAAGACGTACCAGGACCGTGGCCACATCTTCATCAGCTACCGGACGCCTACGGCTTGCATGGTGTTCGACGTGCTGACGCAGGAATGGCACACGCGCGGAACCAACCTGCAAAACTCGTGGCGATACACGGACATCATCACGGCTGCGGGCCGTGTGTTCGTCTGCGATGCAACGGGCCAGTTTGACGAGCTGAGCCGGGACTACACGTCCGAGAGCATGGCGAACACAACGACGATGGGGACGGAGATCGTGCGCGAGTTCACGGCGCACATGAGCGGCGTTCCTGATAGTTTGCCAGTGACCACGCTGCGGCTCGAGAGCGCCAAGGGCGTTGGCGTGGCGACCGGGCAGGGTGTTAACCCTATCGTGCGGATGCGCGCGTCAGTGGATGGCGGCAATACATGGACGAACTGGCGCGACCGGAAGCTGGGCGCGCAGGGTGTCTACGACCAGCGCACGGTCTGGCATCGCTGCGGGCGAACGAAGCTTGCGGGCATGGTGTTCCAGTTCAGCAAGTCCGATCCCGCGCCGGCGGCCTATCTGGGCGTGCTGGTCAATGAGGATCTGTAATGGCGCGGGCTCCTAAACCGCCATCGCTGGCCGTGCCGCTCGTGGACAAGGACGGGCGATTGACGCCTGAGTGGTACAAGTATCTCACGGGCGGCGTGACGTTCACGGACAACGTCAACAGTGGGGTGGCACAGGCCCAGGCTGCGGCAGCGCAGGCGCAAGCGACGGCAACGGGAGCGGTTGCGGGCATTGCCACACTGGCGAGCCAGACAGCGCCGGGAGGCTTCTATGCCTCTGCAACGCCTTCCAGCGCATTCGGGGATCGTGTTGGTTCGGGAACTGCGACGACTAACGCGGTGACGGTGACGCCAACGGGTGGGACGGGGCCTTACACCTATGCGTGGGTTCTGGACTTGGCGAACTTCACAATCGGCGCGTCAACATCTGCAACGACCAGCTTCACCGGGTTCGTGTCCATCGGCACGACCACGGAGGACATCGCAACCTGTACGGTTACCGACAGCCTCGCGGCGACGGCAAGCATATCAATCGGTGTCGC